TACCGCGAGTTGACGCATATCCTCGGCCGTCAACGCCCCGTGGTACTCCCAGACGTGATACCGATCGGACATCAAGTCGCTGTAGGCGCTCGTGATAGTGCGCAAGTCCGACAGGTACGTCGGCATCGTGCCCTGCGGAGTCGCCTGGAGCAGCCGTCTGATCGCGTCCTTGTCGAACCCTGGCTGACGCGCAAGGCGCCGCATCTGCTTGCGGTTCAGCAAGTGACGTTCGTAAACGCTTTCGCAGTCCTCCATAGAGGACGCATCCATGTCGGGGAAGAAGTTCCACGGATCGACCCGCCAGTAGGCCGGGCGAGGATCTTTCTTGACCATCAAGTTGTAAACGTTCGCTTCGGGGTTCTGTGGATCCTGTGTCTTGCCCCATGACCGCCGGCTGCGCCCGTCGTCGACCGGCCCCTTCATCACGCCGGTCCCGATCTTGCACCCGTCTCGGATTACAAGTCTCGACTGAGCTGCGTACTGGCATTGGCGAAGGTGATCGTCGATCTCCTCCTCCATAGATCGGGCACGTTTGCGCGCCTCGTCCATACGATGACGGAGCATCTTGAGCTGCTCATCCGCAAGCGCAGACTTCTGCTGCAAGGGTTCGTCCTGGGGATGCTCGACCGCGGCGAGCTTCGCATCAGCGGCAGCCCTAGCCGACTGCTCGGCCTGGACCGTAAGTTCAGGAACTGGAGTCGGTCCAATGCCCCAATTCCGATCATCGGTCGGGAACAGCATGTCGGACAGACGCGCCTCCATGGCGTTCGTCTTGGTCCGGGTCTGGTTGATGAACAGCTTGGAGCCTTTCAGCTTTACCTTTTCTCCGTACCGTCCGTGATACTGAGCTAGGTCTTCGAGCCACCGAAGCTCGACAGGACCACGCTTGCCAACGCGGTCCTCTGCCTCACGCTCCAGTCTACCGATGATCGCGAGAATAGCCTCGCGATTGACCGACTGCTGAACGTCTTGTGGATTGGCCGCCATTCAGCTATTTCTCGATCAACTCACGTGTTTCCTGCCACGGGGCTTGGCCTGAGTATTGCTTCTTGTGGACAAGATGGTCGGCCCACTCATACCACTGTGCTAGGACCTTTTGCGCCTTTGCGAAGTCCTCGACGCGATCAGACGATGGAATCTCAATGGGTGGATCGGCAACAGCCGCGGCCTTTACCTTCGGACTGACCGGAGCCTTCTTCTTGGCCACTTTCTTCGTCGTCATAGAACCTCCGTCAGAAACCTATTTTTGGATCGCCGCCGACCGAACTGATCAGCGTTTTCGGCACGGGAACCGGCTTTGCCACGCCCATACCCGAGAGAATCAGCATTCGAGTCCCGTCCATCAGATGATCGAACTCCTTGACCACCGCCCCTTTCTCGTCGCGCCGATAGAGCCGGTACTCTGCCTGCCAGTTCTGTAAGGTGCGGAATACCTTGAGTCGTTGAGTCGATAGCCGCATCCAAACGTCGTAAATGCCCGCCTCGACAGCGTTCTTCGCCAACGACAGTTTCAGCCCGAGATTCACGTACGTCTCGATCAGGCGCTTACCGTCCTCTTGGCTTCTCCCCCGAGCTGCCGGGTCAATCAGTCCGGGAATCCATTCCCCCCGTGCTCTGATCGCGGTCGCGTGCGTAGATGGCTCTGCCTGCCCTCGATAGTGCTCGGTGTACAGATACCAGCAATCGGACGAGCGATCGTGCGCACCCCAGATAACCGCAGTGCGCTGCCACCCAACGTCTAGCACGTAACAGCGCGGCCAGTACGCGGGGATCACAAACGGATCGACCAGTACCTCGCTCAGCGGAACCGGATAGATCGCGCCAGCCCCAAGACTCGGGATGCCCTGAGAACGAGCATCTCTCAGGTGAGGCGGAGTCGATGCTAGAAGTTCTTCCTTGGTCTTTCCATCAAGGTGCGGAACATCGCCCCATGACGCCTGCACGAGGTATTTAGACGCGCTGACCGCAGGCATCTACCGGCTCGTCAACGCCCCGATAATCACGTCAATGTCCACAGCCGTCGCGCCGGTCTCGTTGCTTACCAATGGACGCAAGAACAACGGGTCCTCGATGATCGCGTAGATACCGGAGGTCGTGAGCGAAGACAACGAGAGATATTCACCTGCTACGAGCGAGATGGCGTTCAGCGTGAACCAGTTCGCGCCATCCATCGAGCCTTGAATGGTCAGACTTTGTTCGCCAGCGGCCGTGACGACGATCTGGACCGTCTTTAGTCCAGGCAGAGAGCCGGCGTTGAACGGTGATCCAGCATTGTTCTTGCCCAACGCTGTCCACGTATCGACCCGGTAGCCGTCAGGTCGAAGATTGGAGGTTGAATTGACCGAGGTCTGAGCATGGGCCGCCCCAACAGCCAACAGACTGAGCACAAGAGCGAATGACAATCTTTTCACGACAGATTCCTCTATATGTCCGGCCGCTGATCGGCCGGAAGGAAAGATAGAACTACTTCTGACAACCCGAGTAGCGGAGTGAATGTCAGCATGACGATCCCGTTGACGGTTGCGGTTCGAATCAGCGCCTCGTTGTACACGTCGGCCGGAGGTTCTTCGTCAAGCAGCACCACATGTCGTCCGGTTCCCTCGAATGCCTTTCGGCCCTGGTCGGTAGACTTAAGGCCCATAAATGAGTTTCCGCCAGTGACGTGCTTGACAGCTACAGTGTCGATCAAATCCTGAATACCACTACGCCAAGAGTTACGCCCCAATAGATGCCCTGGAATAATCCCTCGACCATCCATGCGCTTCTTCCCGTCAATAGATGTGACCTCACCTAGCAACGTGAGCTGCAAGATGTCGCGCGTTGTCTCGTATGTCTTCCCAGCTACCCACGCGGAAATAGGATGATTGAAACGCCGACCATCCCACCAATCAGGATAGAGCCCGGATAAATGGCACGCGACTGCATAGGCTCCTGCCAGTGTTTTGCCGCCACGATTGGCCGCCATCAGGCAGACCTCGCGGTAGTCTCTGGTCGCCCGGAAAAACTCAAGCTGTTTCTCGTACCGCGACCGAGCGCCAAGCATTTGCCCTGGCACGAATAGTCCGCCCATCAACGGCGGACCTGTCCAGGCGGAATCAACTATTGGATACAGTTCGTAGAACAGCCTCTGAGCCTGCCGGTCTCTCCGCTCGCGAGCTAGCTCTAGTACTCTGCGTTTCTGATCGGGCGTTAGGTGATCAAGTTCACCAGCCAGAACGGCGCTCATCGCATTTACCCCGACTACCTGCGGCCCTATTGACACTGCGGCCCCATTGAGGTAATCTAAACACATGGCAGATACCTGCCTACCGACCCGGCGGAACCGGGCTATCAAATGCCGAGAGGCAGGAGAGGAAAATGACAAATCCACTTGTACCGCTGTACTGCCAATACCCAGGCCAGACCGAGCCGCAACCGGCCTACCTGCAAATTGACGATGATGGCGCGATCACGCTCGACTACTCTGGCGAGATCGGCAACGCCGTGCCTGCGGATGTGTGGCACGGACTAGTCTCACGTCATCCTATCAGTGAGTTACTCAGCGCCGATCAGTGCGCTGCGGTGCTCGTTGACGCAACGGTGGTCGCACTCGCAGCGCGTGTACATGCCGGGCGATCATCGGTTTGGGACGGCAACAACTACGTCGGCCGACTCACAGACGACGCCGAGCAGGCGACAGAGCAACTCGATGACTATCTGGCCGAGATAGATGGCGATCTGCTCGCGCAGGAGGTCGACGAGTGGCTCCAGAACTACACGCCGACGGGCGCCGAAAACGAAGCTGAAACCCTGGAGGCCGAGGCCGTTGCCGAGGGTATCGCATTGATCGGCGACGTTGCGGATTGGCTGCTGAACAAGCTCGCCACTGCCGAGGAGAACGAAAATGCCTAAACTGAACAAAAATCACCGCGATCCTGGCAGCCACTACAACCGCGCGCTGCGCGGGGAGGACTGAAAATGCCCAGATACAGAATGGACGATGGCACCGTGGTCGATACCGACAACGCCAAACAGTCGTGGGACGAGGCAACGCGCTGGGACGGTAGCAATCACATCAGCGTAGCGACTGGGGCGCAGTGGGAGCACCAGACGTTGCATCGCTCGCGCAAAGGGCGCTACTACATCGAGCGCACATCGCAATGGCAGGGCTCTCTGCCAGGGGCTGAGTGGATCAGCAAGCGCGCTGCGGCAGCGTGGCTGTCCGCGAATGAGCACGAGATACCGGACGACCTCAAGGCCGAGGCCGAGGAGGTCACCGAGTGACTGTTCCGCGGAACCGCACATGGCGCGCACGGATGCGCGCCGCGTCCGCCGAATGGCTCGCGAGCACGGAAGCGCGCGTGCTGATCGAAGTGCCAATGGCGCCAACGGCCGAGCAGCACGAGAGAGGCATGCGCAATCGCTTGGAGCGCGCGTTTGCTGCCGGATTCGCGGCAGGGAGAACCGATGATCGAAAAGAGCAAAAGCAACCGCGCTGACGGTCTCGGCCACTGGCCACGCGGCAAACGCCGGAGCGATATCGATGCTCGAACGCGACGACGTGCACTCGCCTCGATCCGTCGAGCCCACGTGCGCGACGGACACTCTCTGCGCTCGATCGCCCGCACGATTGGCGTCAGCGATCGAACGCTGCGCCGGTGGCTCGCGGGCGAGGATCATCCGTCGCCAGCGCGCGCGGCGGACGTGATCAGTGCTCACCTTCCGGCGCTGGATGCACGTTCGCGGCGTTGATGCCGCCTAGAATCTGCCTAAGCTCGGCGTCGATCGCGTCGTCGGTCATGGCGCTTACGTCCTTAAATTGAACCGGACCACCGTCTTTGCCGGTGAGTTCGACATTCGTCGGAAATAGGCCAAGATGCTTACCAAGGTCCACGAGCGCAGCCCGTTTGTCCCATACCTTGATCTTGTGAATGTGCTCTACATCCTTGAGCCCATCCTCATTCTCGCTTCCCGGAACCAGTCGAGTAACTACCTCCACCGAGGACAGCGCAGCTGCCGTGTCGTCGTCCAATTCGGTAACGCTAACCAGCTGCCCGGTGTCCGTGAACAAACGTCGCATATCAACGAATGCCAACTTCCCGAGTTCACGAATCACTCGCTCGGCGGTGATCCCAGTCTTTTCAGACAGACTCGCTAGCCCGGACTCAATTTCGGCGGCAATCTCTGGTTTCCTCACGTTTTCGTAACCGATGTTCGCGGCCGTTTTCTTGCTGTATCCAGCACGAATAGCGGCTTGAGTGGCGTTCTTGTCGATCAGGTACTCTTCGACAAAGCGGCGCTGTTTGGCAGTAAGAGTGCTCATACCATCGCCCACGAACCAAATATGTCTGGTCTCTTTCTGGCCGCGTATCGCATGGCTGCCAAAAGGCGCTCGGATACGTACCCTTTTTTCAACGCCTG